ATGTCAGTTGTAGAATCTTGGCTAATAGAAGACCCAAACAAAGATAAAGCTGCTGCTTATGGATTTGACTTACCAAAAGGAACTTGGATGGTTTCTATGAAAGTATTAAATGATGATGTATGGAGAGCAGTTAAAGAAGGAGAAGTAAAAGGATTTTCTATAGAAGGATACTTTGCAGACGGAATAGAAAGACCTAAAGAAAGTATAAAAGAAAACGCTTGTTCTGATTGTTTAAGTGAATTAAATGCAGAGTTTGAATTAGCAGAAGTATTAGCAAGTTTAACAGAAGATGTAGAACTTGAATCTTACGGAGGATATCCACAATCTGCAAAAAACAATGCTAAAAGAGGTATTGAACTAAATAAAAAATTAAATAATAAATGTGCAACTCAAGTTGGTAAAGTAAGAGCTAGACAACTTGAAAAGGGAGAGAATTTTACATTACCTACTCTTAAACGCATATACTCTTATTTGTCAAGAGCAGCTGCTTATTATGATCCAGGCAACAACGAAGCTTGTGGAACTATTTCATATTTATTATGGGGTGGTAAATCAATGCTTAACTGGACAACATCTAAACTAAAAGGACTTGATGCAATAGAAGCTGCATCAGTAATTATAGATGGAAGAGCTGCCTATTCAACACAGGAAGAAGCAGAGAAAGCTGCTGAAGATATAGGTTGTCAAGGTTATCATACACACGAGTACGAAGGAGACGTATGGTATATGCCTTGTGAGGAACACAATCTAAAAGCTCCCTGTACAGAAGGATATGAGCAGATAGGAATGAAAGATAAAGATGGTAGAAAGGTTCCTAATTGTGTTCCAATAAAAAGATGAAAAGAAGAAAGAACGCTACATTAAGTTATTCATCACCAAGAACATCTTCAAGAGGATGTTTATGTCCTGATGGTAGAACATATTCAACCAAATGTTGTGATGGTACACTTGAAGCACAAGGAATAGGAAGCATACACAAAACAACCAACTTTATGTTGCAAGAGGACAGAAGTTTTATATTACAAGAAAATAACAGTAAAATCATATTATAATGGCAGATAAAAAGATTTCAGCATTAACTGAAGCAACAACAATAACATCAACAGATGTTTTACCAATAATTAACAGTAATGAAACTAAAAAGGTGAAAACTGAAACAATTTCTCATTATAGTCAAACTGGATGGGCAAGGTATCAAGATGATGTTTATGATTCAAATAACAAATTAGCTTTATCAAGCGAAACCCAAGTAACTTTACCTAATAATGCAGCAACAACCACAAAGAGTGCTGATTTTGTTTCTTTTTACGACAATTCAACCACTAAACTTCTTGGAGATAATTTAAATGATGTATTTATTATTACTGTAGAATTTAAAGCATCTTCATCTAATACACAAAACACTCATTTAGACTTAAGTATTCAAAATGGCGGTGGAAATGTCCAAAATTTAGATATGGTAATTCCTTTTTACAAAGGTAACAATGAAACACAACAAGAACACAAGTTAATTCAATATTATATTGACCAAAGTTTTATTGATAACGGAGCAACATTAAAAATACAATCACACGGTGGTTCGGCAAATATTTGGGACATAGAATATTTTATTCAACGAACTCAAAGGTATTTTTAAAAATACAACAAAGTATTTTAAATCAGTAATAACTATAAATAAGAATCTTATGAAAGCAAGTGAAATTGTAACTAAAATCAAAGATGTTCTTTTATCAACTAATTCAGAAGAAGAAGTAACTACTCCTGAAGTTGAGTTAAAGGAAGAAGCTCCTAAAGCTAAAAAGAAAGAAGCTAAAGTGGAGATTAAAGAAGAGGTTCCTGCTGAAAATGTAACTAAAATAACATATTCTGCTGAAGAACCTACTAACGAACTACAAGAGGATGTTTACGAAGAAGACATCGTAGAAGATGCTCCTGCTGTAGAATACGCTACTAAAGACGAAGTTTCAGAACTTAAGGCTATGGTAGAGAAATTAAGAGGTATGATTGAAGCTAAAGAAGAAGCTCAAGAAGAAGTTCCACAAGAACTATCTGCTGACGAGCCTGCTGAAGCAATCTCTCATTCACCAGAAAACGAAGTAAGTGAAAAAGTTGGTGTTAGGTTTTCTCCAAACGCAAATAGAAACACTACTTACAATAGAGTATTAAACGCAATAACTAATAATTAAATTAATTTAAAATGGCAACAACAACCAATATAACTACTACTTACGCTGGTGAATTTGCTGGGAAATATATTTCTGCAGCTTTATTATCAGGTAAAACTTTAGCAGAGGGGAATATTACAGTAGTACCTAATGTTAAGTATAAACAAGTAATGAAAAAAGTGGCAACAGATGATATCGTTAAAAACGCAACTTGTGATTTTGATGACACATCAACACTTACTCTTACTGAAAGAATCTTAACTCCAGAAGAGTTTCAAGTGAACCTTGAGTTATGTAAGCAAACCTTTAGAAGTGACTGGGAAGCAGTATCAATGGGATATTCTGCATTTGATAACTTACCATCTAACTTTTCTGACTTCTTAATTGCACACGTTGCAGATAAAGTAGCTCAAAGAATGGAAACTAACATCTGGACAGGTACTAACGCAACTGCAGGTCAATTTGATGGATTCATCACTACTTTAGGTGCTGATACTGATGTTAATGACGTAACTGGAACTGCTTCAACAGCAGCTAACATTATTACAGAGCTTGGTAAAATTGCTGATGCAATTCCAACAGCAGTATATGGTTCAGAAGATATGACTATCTACTTACCTTCTAATATGTATAGAAACTACGTTAGAGCTTTAGGTGGATTTGGTGCTTCAGGATTAGGAGCAGCAGGTACAAACAATCAAGGTACACAGTGGTATAACGGTGGTGCTGGTCTTCAGTTTGATGGTATTCAAATTGCATTAGCTCCAGGATTATCTGACAACGATGCTGTAGCAGCACAAAAATCAAACTTATTCTTCGGTACAGGATTACTTTCTGACCAAAATGAAGTAAAAGTAATTGATATGGCTGATCTTGACGGATCTCAAAATGTAAGAGTTATTATGAGATTTACTGCTGGTATTCAGCACGGAATTGGTGGTGATATTGTATTATACGCTACTGCATAATAAATAATTGTTCAACTTAAGAAAGGGTAGGTAAGCCTTGAGCCTACCGCCCTTTTTTTATATAAAAAATAAAAATTATGGCTTGTGATTTAACATTAGGAAGAAAAGAACCTTGTAAAGATGTCGTTGGTGGTATAAAAAACCTTTATTTCGTTAATTACGGAGATTTAGGTACAGTAAGTATTACAGACAATGATACTGGAGAATTTATTTCAAATATAACAGGATATACTGGCGATGTAGCTGGTAACTTAACTTGTTACAAATATGAAGTAAAAGGAAATTCATCATTAGAGCAAACAGTAAACTCTTCAAGAGAAAACGGAACAACATTCTACGAGCAAACATTAAATTTAACGCTTAAAAAGCTATCTAAATTAGATAACAAGCAATTAAAGTTAATGGCTTATGGAAGACCTCACGTTGCTGTTGAAGATTATAATGGTAACTTTATGATGGTTGGTCTTGAACACGGTGCAGATGTATCTGGTGGTACAGTTGTAACTGGTGCAGCAATGGGAGATTTAAGTGGATATACATTGACATTAACTGGTATGGAAACTAAACCTGCTGTATTTATGGCTCACACTGAAGGACAAGAAGTATTTAATTCAACAGACTTTGCTGGATTAACTGGTACTATTACTATTACTGAAGGTGCGAACTCTTAAAAATAGGAGATTTTCTTAAACATAGAAAGGGGACTTTAATAGTCCTCTTTTTTTTTGAACAATATTAGAGTTAATAGGTTATATAGGTATGATAAGATTATCACCAACAACATCATCTCAAACAATTAGCATAATTCCAAGAGTTTATACTGTTGCTAGTGACTTATCTATGGTTATAGTAGAAGACGGCACAAGAAAAACTCAAACAATAAACGACATAACATCTTCTTTATCATCTAATGGTAATTACTTGGAGATGTCTATAGCTTTTAGTATTTTAACAGCTGAAAACAGCTATTCTTTTGAGTTAAAACAAAGTAGTACTTTATTATATAGAGGTAAAGTATATTGTACATCACAAACAGATAATACAACAGATCATACCTTAAATAGTAATAAATATGAAGAGTACATTGGCACAGATACAGATAGCCAAAAATATATTGTAATATGAGCAAAGTAAAAATAATAAACCTATCAGGTTACGAAGTACCAAGCATCAAAGAATCAACAAGATATGATTGGGTTGAATATGGTGATGACAACAACTATTTTGGAGATATAATAGACAGATATACAGGTAGCCCAACAAACTCAAGGTGTGTTAATGGTATAACAGATTTAATTTATGGTAGAGGGTTAAGTGCAACTGATTCTGAAGACAATCCTGTTCAGTTTGGACAAATGCAGCAAATACTTAAAGATAGTGATGTAAGAAGAATAACTGGCGATTTAAAACTGTTAGGACAAGCATCTATTCAAGTTGTATATAATAAAAGAAAAACTAAGATAATGTCTCTTAAGCATTTTCCAACAGAAACATTAAGAGCAGAAAAAGCAAAAGAAGGCAAAATAACAGCATATTATTATCACCCTAAATGGAGTGAAATAAAGCCTTCTGACAAGCCTAAAAGAATCCCAGCATATAAACACGGTAAAAAGAGTGAAACGGTTGAAATATACTGTATAAAGCCTTATAGAGCTGGATTCTATTATTACTCTCCTGTAGATTATCAAGGATGTTTACAGTATTGTAACCTAGAGGAAGAAGTATCTAACTATCATATCAATAATATACAAAATGGTTTAGCACCTTCACTTTTATTAAACTTTAACAATGGTATTCCAGGTGATGAAGCACAAGAGATAATAGAGAGAAAGATATATGAAAAGTTTAGTGGATCTTCTAATGCTGGTAAATTTATATTAGCATTTAACGATAGTGCAGAAAATCAATCAACAGTAGAGCCTATTCATTTACCTGATGCACACGCACAATATGAGTTTTTAGCTAAAGAATCAAGAGAAAAGATAATGATTGGTCACGGTGTTGTTTCTCCAATACTTCTAGGTATTAAGGACAATACTGGTTTTGGTAATAATGCAGAGGAATTAAGAACAGCATCTGTTTTAATGGATAACATTGTAATAAGACCATTTCAGACCCTACTAATCAACTCATTTAACGAGCTATTAGCATTTAATGGTATAGGATTAAATCTTTACTTTGTTACTCTGCAACCAATTGAGTTTACAGAGCTTGATAATATAGAGACAAAGATTAAAAGGGAAGAAGAAACAGGTGAAAAACTATCAAGTGAAGAAAAGAATGACTTTGATGACAAACAAGGAGATGATTTATTATCACAATTAGAGTCATTAGGGGAAAAAGTAGATGAAAACGATTGGGAGTTAGTACATACAGAAAAAGTAGTAGATACAGAAGCAGAGTTTGACTTTACTAAACTTGCAGATGTATCAAAAGATGACGCTAAACCTAATAAGTCTTCATCACAAGACAATTCAACATATAAGGTTCGCTACTCTTATGCTCCTGTAAAAAATTCAGCTAAAAGTAGAAGATTTTGTATGAAAATGGAAACATTAACAGGACAGAATCTTGTATTTAGAAAAGAAGATATTAATATGATGTCTTTTAAAGGTGTAAATAAGGAATTAGGTCATAAAGGACAGAACTATTCTTTATTTAAGTATAAAGGCGGTGTAAATTGTCATCACTATTGGGAAATGAAGGTATATAAGAAAAAAATAACAGATAATAATCTTGTTAGTGAATCACAAGCAATTGCAGATGGTTTAAAAGAGCCTGTTAACCCAAG